ATGAAGCGCGGAATCCGGTACAACCCACTGCCGACGCAGGCGCTATTTCACAAGCTGGAGACGCGATTCAAGGGATTTTCGGGACCGGTGGGCTCGGGCAAGAGCCAGGCGTTGTGCCAGGAGGCGATCCGACTGGCGTACGTGGACGCGGGATGCATGGGGCTGATCGGTGCGCCGACGTACCCGATGCTGCGGGACTCGACGCAGATCTCGATGGTGCAGGTACTCGAGGAGAACGCGATTCCGTTCGACGTCAACAAAGCGGAAAACACGCTGACGTTTACGGACACGGGATCGAAGATTCTGTTCCGGTCGATGGACGATTACGAGCGGCTGAGGGGCACGAACCTGGCGTGGTTCGGGGTGGACGAACTGACGTACACGCACGAGGAGGCATGGATCCGGCTGGAGGCGCGGCTGAGGGATCCGGGGGCGGCGCGGCTGTGCGGATTCGGGGTATGGACGCCGAAGGGTTTCGACTGGGTGTACCGGCGATTCATTCGCGAGGGCCCGAACGGATACGCGTGCGTGCGAGCGCAGGCGAGTGAGAACCGGCACCTGTTGGGGAAAGTGCCGGACTTCTACGAGCGGTTGAAGACGAGCTACGACGAGGCGTTTTACAAACAGGAAGTACTGGGCGAGTACCTGAATCCGAATAGCGGACTGGTGTACTACGCGTTCGACCGGAAGACGAGCATCGAGGAGCAGGCGGCGGACCGGACGCTGCCGCTGAGATGGGCGCTGGACTTCAACGTGAGCCCGATGTGCTCGGTGGTGGCGCAGCGGGACGGGGACACGGTGCGGGTGCTGGACGAGATCGTGTTAGGCCGGGCGAGCACGCTGGACGCATGCGAGGAGTTCGTAAAGCGGAACCCGGCATGGGCGGCGGGGGTGGTGGTATACGCCGATGCGTCGGCGAGCCACATGCAGACGGCGGGCACGAACGACCGGGACATCATTGAGGACTTCTTCGCGCGATACGCGAAGCTGTCGGTGCAGTACAAGATTCCGAAAGCCAATCCGAGCGTAGCGCTGCGGGTGCGGCTGGTGAACGGAAAGCTAAAGGCGGCGGACGGGGCGTCGACGTTGATGATCGATCCGCGGTGCGAGGGACTGATGGCGGATTTCGACGAGGTGGGGTACGCGCCGAATTCGAATGACATCGATAAGGACAGCGATAAGAAGAGGAGCCACCTGTCGGATGCGCTGGGGTACCTGCTATGGGCGGAGTTTTCGACGTACGTCAAGACGATCGGGGAAAAGGCGCACAGGCTGGTTGGCTATTGAGCGACGGCACGCGTCTGAGGGCATCCTCGACCAGGGGGCAGGCGCGGCTTGGAAACGGTTGGGGAGCAGCGTGACGACCGCTCCCTGACGGTCGCGGCTCAGAAACAGGCGCGGCTCGGAAGTGGTTGGGGAGCAGCGTGACGACCGCTCCCTGACGGTCGCGGCTCAGTCCCACAGGCGCGGCTTGGAAAAGGTTGGGGAGCAGCGTGACGACCGCTCCCTGACGGTCGCGGCTCAGAAACAGTTGCGGCTCGGAAACGGTTGGGGAGCAGCGTGACGACCGCTCCCTGACGGTCGCGGCTCAGTCCCACAGGCGCGGCTTGGAAACGGTTGGGGAGCAGCGTGACGACCGCTCCCTGACGGTCGCGGCTCAGAAACAGGCGCGGCTCAGTCCCACAGGCGCGGCTCGGAAACAGGCGTGGCTCGGAAACGGTTGGGGAAGGTGAAGGTGAGGTGAAAGAGATGATCGATGTCCGCAAAGAACATCCGGAATACGTCGCGCAAAGGGACGTGTGGCCGAAGTACCGCGATCTGTACGTGGGCGGCGAGCAGTTCATCGGGCGGGCGGGGCAGTACCTGATCCCGCGGTTGCGGGAGCCGGGGGACGTGTTTCTGGAGCGCACGAACCGGGCGTTTTACGAAAACTACATCGGGTCGATCATCGACTGGTACGGCGCGACGCTGTTCCGGCGCGAGCCGGCGCTGACGCTGGACGGCCAGGACGACCGGGCGCGGAAGTTCTTCAGCCGGTTTGCGGAGGACTGCGACCTGCGGGGATCGACGCTGAGCGAATTTTTCCGGCGGCAGACGATCGAGGCGCTGGTGGTGGGGCGGTCCTACATCGTGATCGATTTTCCGAACCCGGGGACGAAGGCGCGGAACCGGGCGGAGGAAGACCGGCTGGGGCTGAGCCGGGCGTACTTATGCGAGTACGCGGCGGAGAGCCTGGTGAACTGGCAACGCAACGAGCGGGGTGAGTTCGACTGGGTGGTGCTGAGGACGGAGCGGCGGGTAGAGGAGCCGGGGGCGGGCGAAGGGGAGACGGAGCGGCGGTGGGTGTATTACGGGCGCGAGCAATTCCAGGTATACGAGCAGCGGGAGCGCAAGGGGCAGGCGGGGCCGGTGGAGCTGGTGAAAGAGGGCGTACACGGGCTGGCGGCGCAGAAGGTGGTGCCGCTGGTGGAGTTCAGCTTCGGCGAAGGCATGTGGCTGATGAACAAGGCGGCATCGCTGCAGCTCGAGCATTTCAACAAGTCGAACGCGCTGGGATGGTCGTTGACGATGGGATTGTTCGCGATGCCGGTGGTATACAGCGACCGGGAGTGGAAGGAGTGCGTGGGGGAGAGCTACTACCTGCAACTGGGCCCGCAGGACAAGTTCGGGTGGACGGAGCCGGAGGGGCACGTGTACCAGGTGGCTCTGCAGAACATCGACCGGCTGAAGCAGGAGATTTACCGGGTGTGCTACGCGCTGAACCAGGCGCTGGACCCGGGTCCGAACAACGCGCAGATGACGGGGGTGAGCAAGCAGCGGGACTACCTGATCACGCAGGAAGTTCTGAGAGGGTTCGGCGACCGGGTGAAGGAGACGCTGAAGAAGGTGCTGCGGACGATCGGGAAGGCGCGGGCGGACGAGATTGGGATCGACGTGACGGGCTTGGACGAATTCGACATTGGGGACTTCTCGAGCGAGCTGCAGGACGCGCAGACGCTACTGAGCCTGGGGATCGATTCGGCGACGTTCCGGACTCAGGTGCTGAAGAGGCTGGCGCTGAAGTACCTGTGCGACGTGCGGCAGGAGGTCAAGGAGAAGATCGCGCAGGAGATTGACGCGGGGCTGGCCGGGCCGTCATGAGGGGACGTTCGAAATCCTGAGATCGGGGCGAGGTAAGCGCCCGCATTAGAAGAGCGGATTTGCCGGGGTAAGGGCATGGGGACAGCGCGGCTGTCCCCATTTTCTTTGCGCCGGCCGTATCAACCAGCAGCAGAAGGACGAAGGAGAGAGACCCAATGGGGCAGGACAGCAACGCGCTCTCGCCGGGTGGGAACGACGCGCGCGGGATGATCCGCAGCGTGATCGAGGAATACCTGAGCTCGGAACGGCGCCGGGCCGAGCCCGCGTATCAAGCCGAGCTGACCGATGAGCGCCAGCGGCGAGAGCAGCTCGAGCGGCAGGTGAACCAACTGGTGGAAGAGAACCGCAAGACGAAGCGGGAGGTGGAGGAAGGCGACCGGGTAACGCGCATTCGCGGCGAGTTACAGCGGCTGGGGGTGACGAAGCTGGACCTGGCGTTTAAAGCGGTGAAAGACGAGATCCAGCGGGCACCGGACGGAAGCCTGGTGGCGAGGACGCCGGAGGGCGAGATACCGATCAAGGACTACCTGAACCAGTTCGTTCAGGACAATCCCGAGATCCTGCCGGCGCGGATGGCCGGAGGGTCAGGCATGCTGACGCCACCGCGTAGCAGCGGGGGTGGAAGCATCGACCTGGATTCAATCCGGCCGGGGATGAGCGATGAGGACATGCAAAGGGTGCGTGAGCAGATCGCCCGGGTCGCGATGCAGACGCTGCGGGGCGAATAGGGCGGGGCGAGTGAAGTCCCGCGGTGATCAAGAAAGGAAAGGACAAGGAAAAGAAAGATGCCGATGATAACTTCCGCCAATCTGGCGAGTGCGATCGTGAAGCTGGTGGCCGCCGATGCGCTGCCCACTCTGATGGGCAACCTGGTGATGGGCAACCTGGTGACAAGGGACTACGATGCCACGCTGGCCAATGCGGGCGACACGGTGAACGTGCCGATTCCGCCGGTGCTGGTGGCGAACAACATTATCGAAGGCGGAAGCGTTCAGACGCAGAACCCGAGCCTGGGCAATGCACCGATCGTACTGAACACGCACGCCGAGGCGACGTTCCAGATACCGGACGTCACGAAAGCGATCGCGGTGCCGACGCTGTTGAAGATGTATATGCAGCCGGCGATGGTGGCGCTGGCGGAGCGGGTGGAGACGGACCTGCTGAACCTGTACAGCCGGTTCACGGCGAGTGGGCCGTTGGGCATCGGGGGCACGGCGCTGACCGAAGCGGTGATCGACCAGGCGGAGACGGCGCTGTTCACGGCGAAGGTTCCGACGAGCGAACCGAAGTACCTGGTGGTGCATCCGACGGCGTACTCGGAGCTGCGCATGATCGACCGGTTCACCGAAGCCGACAAGGTGGGACCGCTGGCGCAGGCGATCGACACGGGCGTACTGGGACGGATCAAGGACTTCTTCGTGTACCGCTCGCAGTTCGTGGTGCAGACCGGGACGGGCACGGTGACGACGAACAACCTGGCGTTCACGCGGGACGCGATCGCGCTGGCGATCCGCCGGCTGCCGAAGCCGCTGCCGGGGACGGGAGCGATTGCCGAGTATGCCGAGCTGGGCAACTTCGGGATGCGGGTGGTGATGAGCTACCAGCCGAACACGCTGGCGCAGCAGTTCACGGTGGACATCCTGTACGGCTGTGCGGTGCTGCGGAACAACCATGCTTTGCAGGTGTGGAGTTAGTCCAGAAGAAACGGAGACGGGCGCCTTCCCAGAGGGCGCCCGCAGGCTGGTGTCCGGGATTGGAAGCGCATTGAATCATTCGAGCAGCATGGGGGACCGCTCCTTTACAGTCGCGGCTCCGTAACAGTCGCGGCTCCGTAACAGTCGCGGCTCCGTAACAGTCGCGGCTCCGTAACAGACGCGGCTCGGTGACAGACGCGGATCGGCGACAGCGAATGGACCGCTCCTTTACAGTCGCGGCTCCGTCAGACAGTCGCGGCTCGGTGACAGACGCGGAGCGGTGGCAGCGAAAGGACCGCTCCTTTACAGTCGCGGCTCCGTCAGACAGTCGCGGCTCCGTCGGCGGTCGCGGCTCAGTAACAGATGCGGATTGGTAACAGACGCGGATCGGCGACAATCGCGGATCGGCATCGACAGTGGGATGACTTATTCAACACATTTCCGACTCGGGACGCCAGCAATACACGCCGCAAACGGGCCGCGGGGCTTGAAAGGGAGACGGGCGGAGCCGAGGAGACGGATCTGGGGATCAGTAAGAGCAGAAGGTTTTTCAAAAAAAGGAAGGGAGCAAAGCGATGGATGTGAGGCAGTACTACAAGAAACTGCACGAACTGGAGGTGACGTTGCCGGAGGCGGATGCGGTGGTGGTGAGCTATGAAACGCCGGACGGCGGCAAGGCCGGGGTGATGACGGAAGTGGCACGGCGAAACGCGTGCCAGCTCCTGTTGGAGAGACGCGCGCGACTGGCGAGCGACGCCGAGGCGGAGGAGTTCCGGCGGAACGAGGCGGCGAAGCGCAAAGAGTTCGAGCTGAATCGGACGGCGGGCAGGATCCAGGTTCAAGTAGTTGCGACGGAGTTGACCCAGCCTGCGCCGGCGCGGACGGGAAACTAAGGAGGCGCGCGGTGGCTCTGCTAGTGGACGGGTGGTGGTGCGAGGCGGAGGAGCTGCAGGCCTACGACGGCAGCGCCACGAGTGTTGCGGCCGAGGAAGGAATCGACCTCGGGGCGAAGATGGCGCTGTCGGAGGCCTGGATAACGGACAAGGTGGACGACTTCCTGCGATGGGAGTCGAACTGCGGCCAGAGTGTGTACCCGCGTAGCGGGTTGACGGTGGCGAACGCGGTGGTGGACGACCGGCTGAAGCGGTGGCACTTGGCGCATACGCTGGCGCTGGTGTACCGGGACGCGTCGTTCAGTCAGGTGAACGATCGTTTTCAGAAGAAGTCGGAGGCATTCGAGAAGGACGCGACGCGGAGCAGGGTGGAGTACTTCCAGGGCGGCGTGCCGTACGTAGGCAACCCGCTGCGGAAGCCGTTAGCACCGACAGTGACGGTGACAGCCGGGCCGCAGGGTGAGGCGGCGTACATCGTAACGACGACGCAGGCGGATCGACGCGGGGAGGAAAGCGCGCAGTCGGACGTGGTGAGCGTACAAGCGGCGGCGGGGAACGGATTGACAGTAACGGCCAACGGAGTGGGGGCCGGCAACGGATGGAACGTGTACGTGGCGGACAGCAACGGGGTGATGCGAATGCAAAACGACGCGCCGCTGGACGCGAACGCGGTGTGGACGCTGCCGGATGCAGGGCCAGCGGCCGGGCCGGCGGCTAGAGAAGGACAAGCGCCGGAGGGGCGCGTGAAGGAACGCAGGATTCTGACTCGGGGGTAACGATGCCAACACCAACCGCGACCGTGGTGCAGACGGCGGTGGATCTGCTGAATGCGACGAACGGGCTGGCAGAGAGCCTATCGGAGTACTCGGCGACCATCCAGATGACGGGAGTGCCATTGACGGGCGGGCCGCCGCCGGGAGTGCCAACGGTCGAAGCCAGCCATGTTCCGCAGGAACTGGAGGAACAGCAGCAGAAGGTCGCGTATCCGGTGTGCCGGGTGTATTGCGACCAGATCCGCAACAACGGCAAGGTGAAGTTCCGCCTGTTCTCGGGAAGCTACCGGGTGGTGGTAGAAGTTACGCATTCACAGGACCGGCTGGAGGGATTGAGCGACACGCTCCAGGCGGCCGCGGACGCGGTGGGGGACGTATTGGACAGGAACCACGGGAATCTGGGCAACGGCATGGTGTTGCAGCCGGGCTACGAAGTGCAGATCGATGCGGTGAAGCAGGGCGGCTTGCACTACATCGAGAAGGCCCGGGTTATCAGCCAGTTGAGCTGGGAACGTTGAAAGGAGATTGGGATCGATGGCAAATTACGTTCTTTCGAAAAGCAATCGTTACTACGTAGCGTTGGAGAGCAGTTACGGAGTGGTTCCGACGGTGTCGGCCGCGAATCGCGTTCCAGGCGTGCGGCTGGCGGTGGCGACGCAAAAAGTCACGGTGCCGCGGCGGGACAAGACGGGGACCAGGACGTTCCGGGGCATAGCGGGAGCACCGCGGAAGATCACGGGCTACGAGTTCGAGACGAGCTTGATGGCGGGGGCCGGCGCGCTGCCGCCGGCGGTGGGGCAGATGGTGCAGGCCGCGCTGGGCGCGGCAGCGCCGCTGAGCGCGCAGCAGACGGCAACGGTGAACGGGAACGGAGCGGAACTGGATTTCGCTGCGCCGCACAATCTGGTCGTGGGCAACGCCGTGACGGTGGGCAGCGAGATGCGGATCGTGGCGAGCGTGCTCGGCGCAACGAGCGTACGGCTGAGCGCGCCGCTGACGAGCACGGTGAGCGGATCGGCGCAGGTGATGCCGGCGGCGGCTTATGCGCCGGCAGGGGTCCTGCCAAGCGTCAGCCTGTTCGATTACTGGGACCCGAGCAGCACCGTGCAGAGAATCGTACGCGGAGCAGGCGTCGATGAAATGGACATCGAGGTTGACGGAACGGAGCACAAACTGGTGTTCCGCGGGCCGGCGGCCGAGAACGTGGACTCAGCCTCGTTCCAACCATCGGATGGCGGGCTGACGGCGTTTCCAACGGAACCGGCGGTGCAAGCGGAGACATGGGCGCCAGTGCCGGGCAATCTGGGGCAAGTGTGGTTGGGGAGCACGCCGAGCCAGGTGCTAACGCTGACGAAGGCAGTGGTGAGAGTCAAGAACAACCTGATGACGAGGAGCTTCGAGTTCGGTTCAACGCAGCCCCTGGGGCTATCGCCGGGCGACCGCGACGTGGAGGTGCAGTTCGAGGTCTACAGCACGGACGAGAGCGTATTCGCCGAGATGTATCACGCCGCGCAGACTGAGGCGCCGATCCCGCTGACCATCCAGCTCGGCGACCAGGCCGGGGCGATGGCGGCGGTGTACGTCAAGACGTTCGTACCACAGATCCCGCAGTTCAACGATGCGGAAACGCGGTTGCTATGGAGCTTCTCCAGCTCAAGGGCACAGGGGGCGGGCGATGACGAAATCTACTTCGCGTTTGGCTGATCCCGCGGCGGAGCCGGCGGCTGGAGTTGCGACCGCGCCGGGGCTTTACGAAAGCGCGGTGTGGCGCACGTCGCGAACGCGGCCCGGGGTGCGGTACCAAGTGCTGAGAATGTCACTTCTGCGGAGGCACCGGCTGCTGCTGGAGCTGAAAGATCTGGCTGCCGAACAGAGGTTCCACGCAGCGCAGGAAGGCATGGAAAACGAGATTGCCGCAGCGGAACTGCGCGGACGCATCGACGAAAAGGCTATCCGGGCGGCACTCGTGCAGATCGCGGGGCTGAGTATCGGCGGGGAGCCGGCGACGGTCGAGAGCCTGCTGGAAAGCGGGCCGGAAGACCTGGCCTACGAAATCGCGGAGGCGATCGCGGACGAAAGTTTTCTGAACGAAGAAGAACGAAAAAACTGA